TAATCGCCGATATACCTATGAAAGCCATCGGATCCAGGTAGCCCGCAAGGAAGCCTACGATATGGGCCTAAGCGGTATTTACAAGATCAACAAAGACGGCAATCCTGAACCGGTGTGGGCAGATCTGACCCGCAGGGTATCCAGAATAACGGAAGATGATGTTCCGCGATCTTGGTTTGCGCCATCCGGCCACGGGGCACAGTTCCGCGAGTACCTTGAAGCCGCTTTTGCCGATGGCTTGGCTGAGCGGGAGAAACAGATCGACGCCGTGGCTAGCGAGCTGGGCGGTATCGTCGAGGAAGTTGTTGGTGCCACCAATGGCAATGGCAATGGCCACCACTTGGAAGACGACGAGCCCACCGAAGAGGACTTGACGCTGATCCAAGAGATCGCCAAGCTGGAAACCACCATCGAGGAGTACCAAGATCGGATCAAGGCGCTAGAAGCCCAGCTAGCGGCCTCAGCACCAGCACAGGTACAAACACTCCAGCCAGATACCGGAGGCACCCTAGAGGGCATCCTGGCGGCCTTACAAACCCAACTAGAAGACGCCAGCTCGAAGGCAGAAGCGGCGGCCAAGGCTGTCGAATCTGCTCAGGAGCAGGCTGAACTGGCTGAACTGGAGGTAGACCAGGCCCGGCAGCGGCTACAGGCTGCCATGGAAGCGGTGCAAACCCTCCAGGCGCTCAAGGAGGGTGAATGAAGGGTGCTGTCCTAAGCGCCCCTGCGGTGGTCCGTCAGCTGCATCCACAGCACTGGCGGGCCCTGAATTTAAGGGGGCGGCTACTTGTGTTCAAGTCCATGCTGACCTACGACCCGGCTAGTGCCCTGCGCTATGCCCGGTTTGTGGCTGGCGAACGCCTGGATCCAGTGGCCCATGATCCAGAGAATACTACCCCGCCAGAGGTTAAGGCCATTAAGCGCCAGGTAGCCATGCAGGCCAGCGAATGGCTAGCCCAGGCCATGGAACCAGAATGCTTTGCCGACTACGAGCGGCAGATCGTGGCGCTCATGAAAGGCAAGCGCTATGTGCCTCGCTACCAGATCCAGCTGCAGCTAGGCCTCTATGGCCGGGCGGTTGCCATCCACAGCCCCACGTTTACCAGGAAAGGCTCTGCCTATTACCTGGCCTAACCCTGTCCTGTGTTCCCTTTTCCCTGTCCACCCTCACCCTAAGGAGTTCCTATGGGCACAACCTTACACCCCGTATTCCAGCGGGAATCCATGATCTGGCAAAGCATTCTGACTGCCAACGAAAAGCTATTGCTGCTTTGCCTCAATTCGTTCCTAGGTGCTGACGGACGGTGCTTCCCCAGCATCGCCACCATGAGCCGGATGACTGGGTTTAGCCGCAGCACCACTAACCGCACCCTGGCCATGCTCGAAGACCAGGCCATCATCAACAGCCAGGAACGCTATCGCGATGACGGCAGCCAGACCGCCAGCGATCGGTTCTTGGATTTTGATGCCATTCCAATGGCCAAACCGGATCCAGATCCAGCCGAAAATCAAGGCGGGGGGGTATGTCAAAATGACATGGGGGTGTGTCAGGATGACATGGGGGTGTGTCACAGTGACAGGGGGGGGGTGTCAGACTGGGAGGGGGGGGGTGTCAGGATGACACACCAAGAACTATCCAGAAGAACTATCCAGAAGAACTATCTAGATCTTTTCCCCCCTACCCCCCGTTCAGAAAAAAAAGGGAAAAAAGAAACCAGCAAGCTGGATCCAGAAAGAACTGTTGCGCCGCCCGCCGCCGCGCCGGTGGCCGCAGTGGATCCATTCCGGCCTGATCCGATGGCGGCCCAGTTTGCGCCTCGGCCATGGCGGGATGCGTCGGTGCCCGGGGGAGTATCACAAGGGTTTCGTGATTTTGTCGCTGGACAATTGCCCAAGGGTGATGGTGATATGCACCAAGCAACGAAAGCGCTGCGCTACATCAAAAACTTGGAGCGCAAGGGCGAAATTGAAACGCTGGACTTTCATTGGTCTGAGTACCAAGCCAGCCTGCAGCCAGCCAAGCCAAAGGCTAAACTGGCCAAGGAAAGCTACGACGAACGGGTGCGTCGGCTGATGAACCAACAGAGGGAACAAGCATGATTGCTCAAGTCAAAGTACCGGTGCCGGTGGGCGAGGATGGCCTACTGCCACCCCAGGCCATTGAGGCCGAACGCGCCATCCTGGGGGCCCTGCTCTACCAGCCAGACCTGCTGGAGGAGGTCTCGGACCTGCTGTCGCCCAAAGCTTTTTATCTCGACTCGCACAGGCTGATCTACGAAACCTGCGTAAGCCTGCTGTCCCGGGGGATTCCCTGCGACATGATGCAGGTGGCCATGGCGCTAGATGCCAAACAGTTGGAGAAGGTTGGGGGCCGGGCGGGCCTGGCCAGCTACCTGGATAGCGTGGTATCCGGTGCGGCAGTTGATCTGCACTGCCAGCAGGTGATGGACGCCTGGACCCGGCGACGGCTAGGCAAGTTGGGCCAGCTGATGGTGCAGCTACAGCATGATCGTTCGCCGCTGGATGCCTTGCTAGAGCGAGCGGAGTCTGAGCTGTCAGCGTTGATGCTGCAGGAGTCCACCGGGGGCCTGGTGCCCATGGCGGAGGTGGCCGCCGAGGTCTACACCGAGGTCGAGGCCAGGCTAGAAAGCCGGGAGCTGCCAGGCTATCAGACTGGTTTTTCCCAGTTGGACGTCATGTTGAACGGCGGCTTGATGCCTGGGGATTTGATCATTGCCGCTGGCCGCCCAGCCATGGGAAAAACCGCCTTCAGCCTCAACCTGGCTAATTTTTTGGCCGTCAAAACCCAACTAACAGCCTGTATCTTTTCGCTTGAGATGGGTAGACAACAGTTGGGTTATCGGCTATTCTCGGCAGAGGCGTCTATCGAGACTGGCCTGATGAAGAAAGGACTCGTCACCGACAAACAGATGGCCACCCTCGCTGGCACCGTTGCCAACCTGGCGGATCGGCCGATTTGGATTGACGACAACCCCTTGCCTAGCTTTAGCTACATCCGCAGTCAGTGCCGCCGCCAAAAGCGTCGCCATGGTGCACTGGGGCTAGTCATGATCGACTACCTTCAGTTGATGGCCGATGGCCAGGCCAGTGGCAACCGGGCCATGGAGCTAGGCCACCTTACCCGCAGCCTTAAGATGTTGGCCAGGGAACTGGACTGCCCGGTGCTGGTGCTCAGCCAGCTTAGCCGGGGCGTCGAGTCTCGCACGAATAAGCGGCCCCTGATGAGTGATTTGCGCGAGTCTGGATCCATTGAGCAGGACGCTGACTTAATCATGATGCTGTACCGGGATGAGTACTATGACCCGGAGTCGCCGGACAAGGGCATTGCCGAGGTGATTGTCACCAAGAACCGCAATGGCCCGACTGGCACCGTCAAGCTTCTTTTTGAGCCGCAATACCAGCGGTTTTCCGATGCAACCTTTGAGGAGTACTAGATGCCATTACTTTGCCTGCCAGTGCATGTGGTTGTTGCCACTGAGCCTGGAATGTCTCAAAGCTTCGAGTGCCAGATCCCCGACTTTAGCGAAGAGCCTGATCCAGCGGCTGCTGCCGCTGTCTGGCTGTGGCGCAAGTGGGGCGACATGCTGGTGCCCCCTGGCCAGCCCTGGCCCTGGCCGCTAGAGCAGTACACGCTGTTTTACGAGCTGCCTTTTAGCGGGCGGCTAGTGTTCGAGTCCCAGGCAGGCTATGCGCCGCCAGCCTACTGGCGCAGTCCGGTCTACAACTGCCGTCAGGAGGTGGCGGTGTGAGGAACCAAGACCTGCTACCGATGACTGTCGAGCTAGTGCCAAGGCCAGCGGCTTGCTACAACTGCCGTCATTACCACGGCAAGAAAGAGTTTGGGGTGGCGCTGTACTGTGGCCTCAACCCTGGCGGGCCAGCCATCTGGAACCAATGCGCCGACTGGGAGGCGTGCCATGAGTGAAGCTTATCGCCTGATCGGCCTATTGCGCCGGATGCAACGCCACCGCAACAATGACCGGGCGCTGGCCATGCCTAGCACCGTAGGCCACTGCCGTAAAGCTATGGCCCCAGACGTTTGCCTGGGCTGCCAGTACCACAACCCTAGCAGCCGGTTTTATCTGCCCTGTGCGGTGCGGCCCTACGGCCCACCGACTGACGATACTTGCCCTGATCAGGAGCCACGACCATGAACCTAGCGAGACAACTGGCGGCCTATTGCACCGCCAACCCTGAAGAAACAAGCAAGCTGGTGGAGGTCGCTATCGGCTACCTGCTAGAGCAAGCCAGCCCGGAGAACCTGCAAGCTGTGGCAGCGCTGATGCCCAGGTCAGAGCCAGGGGCATCGTTGGCCTTGAGCCTGCGGATACTGGCTGAAGATCGGCGGACCTCGCCCTTTAGCTTGGGAGGGAAGTAGCCATGCAACTAACTGCACAGTCGAAAGCCATTTTCCGCAAGGGCATTGCTCGCACCAAAGCCGCCCAAGCTGCGGCCAAGGAGCTAGCCGCCCTGGTGCTAGCCCAGCCGGACGCCCCGCCAGCCATGCAGGCCCTGGCCCGGCAGGTGCTAGAGCCCGTGGTGGTGGATGAGCGCGACGCGGCGTAGGCCAGGCCCCACGGTTGTGGGGGTGAGTCTTGCGACTCTTGAGCCCACTGCGGTGGGGGTGTCTCGACTTGGGGAAAGGTGCCCCACCAGGTGGGGGTGTGTCACTCGGGATAAAGGCCCCACTGCGGTGGGAGTCTGTCGAGATGGTGTGGAGGCCCACTACGGTGGGAGTGAGTCGGTTTAGCTCCTGTGCCCCACTAGGTGGGGGTGACTCCTACAGGGTTATGGTGTCCCACGGGGTGGGGGTGAGTCGGCTTGGTGGAGGTGCCCCACGGGGTGGGGGAGAAACCCAACCATGGGCTAATGATTGGGTTGTGCTAAAATAGAAGTGCCCTAGGGCGGCTCAACACCCCAGGGCAATGTCCCCTACCACAACTAGGAGAGCTATGAATAGCTTAGCAGTTTTTGAGTTTGATTACAGTGGTTCCACCGTTCGCAGCACCGAGGATCGGCGGTTTAGTGTTTACGATGTGCTGGTGGCGTTCGGGGTGGCTGATAAATCATCCAACGCCAAGAATGTTTATGATCGCCTTGTGACAGGCAATTCCGAGGTTACTACATTTTGTAGTAACTTCAAATTCCCAGGCCGAGGGCAGCGAGACACCCCGGTAGCCACTGAAGAGGGCATCTACCAGATCCTGATGCTGTGCCCTGGCCAGCGTGGTGCGGAGTTCCGGGCCTGGGCCGCTGGCATTCTTGCCGACCCAGACAAGGCCCTGACCCATGCCGTCAGCAAGTACAAGCGCCAAGGCCGATCCGACAACTGGATCAAGGCTAGGCTAGACGGCAAGCTGAACCGCCGACACTTCACCGATACCCTCAAGGAACACGGCGTTGAAGGTATTGGCTATGCCAAGTGCAGCGACGCTATCAACGTCCCGATCCTGGGTGCCCCGGCCAAGCAGATCCAGCAGGCCCGGGGAGTGGTGCATACCAGGGATGGGCTTGATGATGTGGAGCTGGCGGCCATCAGCCTGGCTGAAGCGGTAGCTAGAAGGTCAATTGACCAGGATAACCGCTGGGGCAATAGCCAGTGCGAAGAAGCTTGCGGCGATGCGGCTAGGAAGGTGAAGCGGGTTTTTGAGTAGTAGAACCCAACTGTAAGCTGGTGGTTAATAGCCAAATTAAAGCCCGGCCTAGTCGGGCTTTGTCTTTTGCGCCCATAATTGTTATAAAATTTTACAATCCAATTATGAGTTTATTGTTACAAGTTAGATTTTATTGCGCTAAAGTAGAACGCAAGTTCTTATCAATAAGAACCTAGCCCGCTGTCTCTAGGACTAAAACTATGACGATTACTTTTGATTTTCAGGCTGAAATGACTGAGTTTTTTTCTTCTGCCAGCTCTGCTGTCAAGGAGAAAGGCTTTGAGCCGCTAGGTTTGAGCAATGAAGAGATGGCCGCTATTCTGTCGGATCGGCATGGCCTCACTAACACGCTGATCAAAAGCTTCCCTGAGCTATGCTTTCGGGACAAGGCCCGGACCCGGCCCCGCAGTTTTATGGAAGCCTTGTATGTATGGGAAACTTATACCCGCAAAAGCACCATTGCTGAACTGTCGATGGCCCTTAAGGTTAAGGCTACGTCGATTCCTCAGTACATGTACGCCGTCCGCGATGCTCTTAATTCTGCCTTTGGGCTAGACATTATCTGCGAAGGGGACACTTATAAGCTGATGTCGATGGATGACCTGCGCCAGCGTAGTGAACACCTTGGCAAGGCTTTGGAAAGCTATGGCAACCGTTTGCTCAAGGTGGCCCATGCTGTTCAGTCGCTTGAGGCTAGCGGCTATAGTGAACACCCTGAGCTTCAGGCGGTCAAGCTGGGCATCACCAATATTGCTGTTGCAATGAACCAGCTAACCGGGGAAGTGAGCAACCCCGAGATTCGTCAACTGGCGGCTAGCCTAGTCGCCTAACTGTTTGTTTAGTAAACGCCCCTGGCCAAACAGCCGGGGCATTATTTGAGGTTCTGACAATGACTAACGCCATCGAAACAACCACTGTCTCTACTCCAGTATACCTAGCTCAAGAGGTGCAGACTTCACTTAATGATCGGGTTTCCCGTATCAAAGGAAGCCTGACCAACGCGTTCAAGGCCAAGCTTGACATTATGTTTGAGCTTGAGGCTATTCGCTGGTCTGCGGAATGGCTTGACGATGAGATCTGGAAGCGGTGGGATGCAGAATACCAAGCCAGCGGCAAAGACCGCGCCCCTCGAAGCTGGTTTAAGTGGGTGTCCATGCGAGGCATTCAGAGCGATGATATGGGGCTGGATAATGCTCAAAGTTATCAACGATGGATTTGTACAGCCATTTTGTACCGGCTGATCGAGATACATAACGAGGCAGGAGAAGTTCCGCTAAGTGGAACTTCTCCTGCCGTCTTGCCTCTTCCTAGCAGCGTGTCACAAGTCGACGCGATGATGTCTCTGGTTAAACGGGCCGATCAGTATCCTGATGTGTGGCAAGACCACAAAGAGACAAGTGACGGCAGCCTTAAGTCAGATGCAACGCCTTACCTTCCCCCTGAAGAGCAGACCCATCTGATCGGACTATGGCAGACCGCATGGGAAGCCAGCCCAAGGCAGTTTAAGACCGTCGATCCTAACACTCCGATGGAGTCTAAGATACCTCTTCCACCCAGCAAGGAGACTGTTCGTAAAACGCTTGAGGCGATTGGGGAGAAGGACTTTAGAAAGCCTCGTGATCCTCAAACTGTTGATGTTTCTGAGTTATCGCCGGAGCAGGTCAAAAAACGCGATGAGGTATGGGACCGGATCAAGGAACGTCAGCAGACCGACTCCCAGTATGATCCTGTTCAGCAAAAGCGCATAGACCAGCAAGCCAGGGAAGCCGAGGAAACCCGCGATGCTCGTAACCGGGTGCTTCGATACAATGAGCTGTTGGTGCAGCTAAAGCGCGATGTTAACGCATTGCAGATCTTTGTCACCGAGATAGATCGGGTCTACGGCACCCAGCTATTCCCAGAGATGCGGGACATGCGGCTAGGGCTGATCAGCGTGTCTGATGACGTTGAACGGCTCAAAGAAACTGCTGAAGCCCTGATGGATATTTGCCGCAAGGTTACCACGGCTAACCCACCATCAGGCATTGACATCAGGACAATGGATGTCGAGGTAATGGTGTCCTAACCCCACCCCCACTCCCCCACCCCCACCCCCCACCCCAGCCCGCTGGCCACCTGGCGGGCTTTGTCGTGGCTGGCCAGGGCTGTGATACCATAGTGGCAAATTTGTCAAGACCTATGAACTATTTTGGTTTCTCCAATGCCTCTGATAGCGCCTATGGGCTAGCTGCAGCCCTTAGCTATTGGGTGTTCAAGTGCCGCGACCGGGCCAAAAGTCCAGCCATGGGCACCAAGACCTGGACCTTTCTGGAGTCCACCATCCAGAATAGCGCTGAGGTATCCACCACGCTGGAGGACTACCTACAACGCCTGGTTAATGCCTTGATCAGCCACCTACGGCCAGCGGTCCTAACCGGCATCGTGCAGCCAGAGCAGCGCATCCTACGGGTAAACGCTGACCTGAGCGAGATCCAGGAGCTGACCCAGGATGAGGCGCTAGTCTTTGTCGGCTGGCGGGACTTGCTGCAGCAGATCGCCAAGGACGGCTTTACCGAGTGGGATGTGCTGGAGCTATGCCGGACCAGGGCGGCTATCATTCAGGTGCTGTGCCGCTTGCGCTTCGAGGAAGACCGGGCGCTAGGCCAGGATGCGCCAGACGATGCTATCGACGTAGAGGTAACCACCGATGTTTGAAGCTTACGATATCCATGATCGGCAGCGGATCACCTTGCACTGCCAGGTGACCCTGCAAAGCCCGCTTAGCCACATTGGCGAGGTAGCAGGCAATGTCAGTAACCTCAAGACGGCCAAGCTGCTAGACCTGGAGGGGAACCCGGTCTCCTGCTTTGTCTACTCCGGCAATGCGCTGCGGAATGGTATCCTACGCCGCCGTGGCATGGCTAGTGTGCTGGATGCGCTGGCCCTGCAAGTATCGCCGGATGTTCACCACACCCTATTCGCTGGGGGCCGCATTGATGGCAGCACCGCCAATGACATGGACCTGGACACCCGGATCCGGCAGTTGATGCCCTGGCTGTCGGTGCTGGGTACGGCCAAGCCTGCCGGGGTATTTGGGGTGAAAAATGCCCAGATGGTCCATGGCCGACTGGCGGTGGGTAGCGCCTACCTGCTGTGCTACGAGTCGGCGGAGCTGATCTACCGGGAATTTCCTGGCCTGTTGCCGCCAGATGTACTGCCCAGGCTGCAGGAACTACTGGAGTACAAAGACAGGCTAACAGCTAACCCATTTGAACCACCTACGGCTGAGCAGGTTGAAGCCTACCGCCAGGCCAAGGCAGACCACCTGCCCTACCTGCGCAAGATGCTGCGCAACTGGACCCAGTACCTAACCGTAGACCAAACCACCCGCCGCGATAGCACCCACGATCCAGCGTTGCAAAAGTTTCTCCCAGGCGGTGCAGAGGAAGGCCAGATGAGCCTGCTGGGCGAGGCCAAGCCAAAGGCTAAGGGTGAGGATAAGGCCAAGAAGTCTGACCAGATGATCGCCAGCGACCGGCTGATCATGGCTGGCTCCAGGCTCTATAGCCGATGGGATCTGCATACCACCGCCATTGAGACTGGCTGGGTAGTCGATACCTTACTGCGCTTTGCCGAAAGTCCCTATATCGGCGGCAAGGCCAACCGTGGCAATGGCCTGGTGTCGCTAGAATTTTGGTATCAGCGCGGCCAGGAGCGCGGCCATTTCCTATCGCTAGCTACCGGCAACCAGACGCTATCCAGCGCCGCTCAGGAGGCCCACCATGCCTACCAGGACTACCTAAGCGTCTACCAGGAATTTCTAGCCCAGGCCCAGGAATCCAGCGAGTTGAAGGGGTTGCTCAATGGCTAGCTTGCGAGTTACCGCCCGGCTATCGTCGGGCATTGCCGTCTTTGATGACTGGAGTCCTGATCTGGCTAGCCTGCTGGAGTGGTTGATCCTCGATGCCCGGGGCATGGCGGCCCCCAACCCTAGCGCCCAGGACGTAGAAGCTAGCCGCCCGGTAGTGGATGAACACATGCCACTGGCTAAGGGTTGGCTGGGCGAGGATTGGTACAGGCAAACCTCCAGTCCGTGCTATACCTACCGCAATGAGTCGGTTAGCAAATTTAGGAAGCGCTGGGCACCTGGGATCGATAGCCCACCACCGGCCTGGGGGAAGCGCAAGGCGAAGTGGGATACCAGTCAGGGGGCAGAGAAAGCCTACGACCTGCCCTTATTTGTGCGGCTGGCCCCGACGATCACCTGGTACTGTCAGGGCGACCGGGAGGGCATCGCGGCATTATTGCAGGGCTGTACTGGGCTGGGCAAGAAACGCGCCCATGGCTACGGGCAAGTTACCAACTGGGAGGTAGAGGACCATGACAACGACTGGCACCTATGGGGGCCAAACGGTGAACTTATGCGACCCATCCCCGCCGTCCACCTGCCCCGGGACCAACCGATTGATATTGCCATCCGCGACTGGGGCTGGCGACCCCCCGCCTGGCTATCAGCCAACAAAGCTCGATGTGCCATGCCAGTCCATACCGCCCGCCTGGATACAGCTAGCTTGGCCGGTGCAGGGCGATAGGATACCCGCCGACCATGGCTACCGGCTCTATAGCGCCTTGGTAGAACGCCTACCGGGGTTGAAAGAATTGGCCTGGTCGCTGAAGACGATCAACGGTATCCCGGACCGCCAGGGCTGGGTGCAACTGGGTAGCGAAAGCTGGCTAGGGGTGCGGACTGAGCTGGCCAACCTGGAGCTATTCGGTAGCCTGGACGGGCAAGTATTGCGGGTGGGTAAGGCTTTAGTGCAGCTAGGCACCTTGACGGGTGCATCCCTGCAGCCATGTCCTAGCCTGGAGGCAAGGCTGGTGACCATCAAAGCCCAGTACCAGGACCAGGTGTCACCTTTTGAGTTCGGGATAGCCCTAGGCAAGGCGCTGGAACGGTTGGGGGTACAGTCTATGCCGGTACTGGGGGAGCGCAAAACCCTGCGGATCAAGGATGCTGCCGTGGTGGGCTACGGGGTAAGCTTTGCCGACCTATCCCCGGATGCGTCGCTGACCCTCCAGCGGCAAGGGCTAGGAGGTAGACAGCGCCTAGGCTGTGGCTATTTTGTCGAAAAGTGTTGACAGTTCGATATGCAGGGGGTATATTGAAGGCATGGAACAAACCACTTATGAGGACTGACTGATGACTATTCAACAAGCTTTCGATAACTTCATGGCCAGCGACTTCGAGGCCACCGTTGATTCTTCCACAAAGGCATCCTGGGGCGGCGGTGCTTACGTTGTTGAGCTGTTTGAGGATGGCACCTACCGATCCCTGGACAAGGGTTCTGTTGGGAACCTGTACGATAGCCCCGGACTCATTCTTACCGTTCCCCACCTCAACGACGAAGAGTGGGATGACGACTCCAACACTCGCTTTTATGACAATGCCGAAGACAAGATCCGCGAATGGTTTGCGGATGCAATGAGCGAGCGGATGCAGCTTGCTTAGCACCGGCACCGGCTCACGAGCGCCCTGGTTGACCCGCAAGGTTGACCGGGCGCTTTCTGTTATTGGCCGCTGGCTGGAGGCCACAGATCGGTGTGCCTATGGCTCAGTCAGTGGCGGCAAGGATAGCCTGGTGATGGCCCACCTAATCCGCCAAGTATGGCCGGACTGCCCTTTTGTCTGGGTAAACCAAGGGCCGTTGGCAGAATGGCCGGACTGCATCGAGCTATTGCACCACCTGCAGGGCCAGGGCTGGAACATCATCGAGCTATGCCCACCCCGCAGCCTACTGAAGCTGTACCAGGACTATGGCATCCCCCTGGATGGCACTATGGCGACCGGCCTGGACAAGCGCATCAATGCAGCGCTGATGTATGGCCCACTGGATGACTACCAGGAGGCCCATGGCGTGCGAGGCTATGCCTGGGGGCTACGCAAAGAGTCTCGGGGCCGCGCTATGTACTTGAAGGGCAAGGGCGAGCTATACCAGCGTAAGGATGGCCTGTGGGTATGTTCGCCGGTCGGCTTTTGGAGTACCCAAGATATTTGGTGCTATATCGACGCCCACCGACTGCCCTACCCTGCCATGTACGACCGGGACCGGCTGACGGTGCGTAATGGGCCACCCATCGGGACTACTGGCGTAAACTGGGGGCGACTGAGTGACCTGCGGCGCTACCATCCAGAATTTTGGGCTGAATTTTGTAAACACTTTCCGGAGGTTGCGGACCATGGCTGAGTGCTACCTATGCGGCAAGCCCGCCAGCTTCCCCTTGGCGCTCAAGGACACTTTCACCGGCCACAGCATGGCCCGTTGCCCAGACTCTAACCAGCTATGCGGGCGGTGCTATGGTGCCATTGACGGCGACGAGAAGCTGCTGTGGTACTGGAACCAGGGCAAGGACAAGTGGAGCAAGCTATGGGGCCGGTCCCTGAGCCGGTTGTACCAAGGCGATGTGCTGCTGTCGCCTGCGATCGGTGAGGCCAAGACTATTGGCAAAGACACCTTCCCGGTAGTCTCAGGCCTGCCCACCCGGGCTCAGATCCGTGGCTGGCTGCTGGAGCCACCGGAGCCACCGTTTACGATTGTCATTGCTGAGTCTGGCCAGAAACATGTCCTACCCTGGGCGCAGGATGGCCATAGCAGAGACCATTTCCCGGTGCAGTTCGAGTTAGATACCCTGTGGATAGGCCGGGAACGCTTCACGGGCCTCCTGGCTGCCTATGAGGGGCTAATGGCGTTGGAGTTCAGCAAGACGGAGATCGACAGCGGTCTGTATCACAGCGACAGGCTAATGCGGGCGATTAGCCAGTACCAGCCGCTGGAGGACCAGATCGCGCCAGTGCGGGGCAGCCGGTTTCTGGACCTGCTCAGCTATGTGGCCCAAAGCAAAACCCCCAGCTAGGCCGGGGGTGGTGGGGAGGTCGTGGGGAGGGTGGGTTACATTTGCATCCCTTCTTCGCTTGAATCCACGATTTGGATCGCGTCCATCAGTGTCCCCATCTCATCGGGGTCGTCTACGGTGTAGGCCCCTTGGCCATCATTGCAGGTGACTTCCAGGGAGTCCTCGTTAACCTCGATGCTGACGATATGGGCCAGGTTGAGCAGGTAAGCGCCGTCTTGGATGGAAATGAACTTGGGCATGGGTCGGTCCTCGGTGTAAGTGGTTGGTGGGTGGGAGGCGGTTGGCTTGTCCTGGCGTTCATCACACTGTCGGTTTCCCGACTCGGCTGTTATCCGCCTCCCATGTCCTCAATATACCCCCTGCATATTAAGCTGTCAACCCCGCTTTAGGCTTTTTCCTTTCGGCCATAGGCTTTTGTTCGGGTTTCTGCTAGGCTAGTGGGGACGTACATCGGATCCACCCATGACTAAGACCCTTACCCGACTTGCTGATCTAGAGCCTGCCATCCTAGCTATCCGGCCTGCCAGTGCTGATGCCCTGGGCGACCTACAACGCGCCATCCAACTGGTGAATGATGGCCTAGTCAGCGGGGAGCCTGTTGATACCATGGCTGCCCGGTATGTAGCCTGCATGGAGGCCCTGGTGGTCTTGGCCAGCCAGCAAGGCAGTAGCTTGGCTGAGTGTCGCAGGGGGTTGTATGAGCCATCTGCTGAGTTAGTAGAAAGCTTGGCCCCGTTCTTTCGGTTTTACAATAGCAGCCCAATCACTTGGGATAGCCTCAGCCTAAAGTCAAGCAACTGGCTGCCCAGGCTGATCGCCAGCGTGCTGCATGGCTCGCAAGAGAGCTGCCTGTACATTGGCGTCGTCGCTGAGTGTATCAACGACGGCGCCCGGATCAACCTAGCCAGGACGGCAGACAACCTGCTAGAGCGCCACTGGGCGGCCAGGGTCTGATCTGCTAGGCTGTTGCATTGCCCCGGCCAGCCCGGGGTTTTTTATTGCCTGGGCACCCTAATCAAAACGATGGGGATCTGCTATGGCTATTGTCTACATTGTCCTGGGCCTGGCTGCCATGACAGCCTGCCTCCTGTTTGCCGGGGCCACCCGGGTCGCTATCCGTCGCCGCCATCGCTCCTGGGTATCCACCGCCTGGGCCTCGGTGATCAGCGCTGGCTGGGTCGTGGTCGCTGTCCGTGGCCTGATGCAGTTGTGGCACTAAACTATGTTGCTTTACTATCCCGATGGCCAGTCCATCAACATTCCAGACATTGACGCGCCTGCATGGATCCGCCTTCATGGCATGACTACTGAGCCGCCGTCAAGCCCGGCCCCATTGCCAGCGCCTAGCCCAGCTGCCATGCCCCAAGCTTTGGCCCTGATCAATGCAGCAGCTACGGCTGATGAGATCAGCGTCCTGCCCACCATCGGCAAGGGTGCGGCCAAGCTGATCCTGGAGGCCCGGCCAGAGGGTGGCTACCCGTCCCTAGCTGCTATCTGGGAGCAATGCCCTAGGGTGCTGGCAAGGCCCTATAGCACCGATCCAGCGGTGGTGGAGGCCTGGGATGCCGACGCCCCTTGACCAGTACGCTAGCCTTACTTTGGTAATGACGGTGCCAGCTACGGCTACCACCAACGCCAGCGGGCTGCCGGAGTCGTTGGTGACTACCCAGGTCGGCGTAGCGTGGATCAAGGTCGGCAATGATCGGCTACTGCAGGAGGCGGGCAGTACCTTGACCGAGATCCCGCTAGAGGGTTACTTCCTGGCACCCCAGCGGCCAGCCTCGACGATCCGGCCCGGGGTAACCATGCCCGCTTATTTATGGCGGCTGTCACAGGACTTCACGCTGATCAACCCCAGCACTGGCCTGCTGCGCACCTGGGGAAGCTTGGCTAGCTTCAATGCTTTTGTTGAGCGCAACCGCCGCCACCTCGACCACGAAGGCCAGTTTACGCTAGGCGCTACCCTGGCTAGCCAGTACCAGCTCCCTGATCAACTGCTAGGCAAAAAGCTATCAGGGGTATTTAGCTATCGGGTGCAGTGGGGTGATGTGGTGTGAGCCGCCAGCTAGTCAACATTGCCGACCGCTACGACGCCGAACTAGACAAGGCCAGCCAGGATGTGCTGAAGCGCATTGCAGCAGCCTATGACGTTAGCTACCGGGCTATGGTGGCTAAGCTGCGGGATGCCATGCCACGGCTGCAGCAGGCCGGCAGCATCTCTACGCTGGTGCGCCAAGGTGCGATTGCAGCGGAGCTGGGCGAGGCGTTGAAATTCCTTAACCCCGGCAATGAGCAAGCCATTGAGCAGCTAGGCTATGACGTAATTCAGCAGGCGGTTGACTTGGGCCAGCAAATGGCAGGCGACAGCTTGAACTATATCGGCCTCCAGGCCCCATTTACCACCATCCCGATTGGCGCAGTCCGTAACCAGGCGGAGCGGTTCAGAGAGCGCTTGGTCAACTATTCCAACCAGCAAGCTAGCCAGATCAGCGCTGTAGTAGAGCAAGGTTTAATCCAAGGCTGGGGCACCCGCAAGATCGAAGGCCAGCTAAAGACGCTGGGGGTAAGCTTCAAGAGCAATGCGGAAACCATTGCCAGGACAGAAACCATGAGCGCCTACAATGGGGCGGCAAAGAGTCGCTACGAGCAGGCAGGCGTCGCTTATGTGCAATGGATTGCTACCCCGGCTGAGGGCACCTGTAGCCTATGCTATGCCCGCAACACCAAAGCCTGGAAAACTACCGAAGCGCCAGCGATCCCGGCCCATCCCCGCTGTCGTTGCACCTACCTGCCAACGGCGTCGCTGAGCGACATTGACACGGCATTTTACGAAGACTACAGCAAGCAAGGCCTAGACGACCTGGAGCGCCAGGGCTTGCAGCCAGACAATGGGCCTACCTACTGGGAGAAGAAGGCAGGCGTCAGCCCGGCTAAGCCTAGCTGGGTGCCAGGGCAGGCAATTGCGAATGCTGAGCCGGTTCTTAAGGCAGTTAACTGGAACCCTGATGCTATCCCAGATTTAAGCGCCAAGGATTTTAGAGCACACATTCTGCGGAAACAGCTACTTGCCGATCAGTCTAGTCCTGATGCTACAT